GCATTATATTTGTATAGTAATGCGCGTGATACAGTTCCCGCAAATAACCCAGCATATAGCACGGTTTGGTATGGGAATAGTGTATAATATAGTAGTAGTGCGGCTGCAAACATTATTACTATATGTGTCCAAAACATAGTGGTATGGAATTTTTCGTGTTCTAACAATCCGCTATTATCTTTATGACTTTTTTTGATAAAGATAATTGGTCCGTATGTTACTGCATCATATGCAGCAACTTGCGTTGGTAATTTGTTTGTTATAAATTTAAGATATATCATAATAGGTTCACCGTGCTAATCCTTTCTGATATTTATTATAAAAAAAGTGGTAAAGGGATTAGCTTTACCACCGTTTGATATTGGGATATCGCTGTTGGATATCACGGATTGTATTTTCAATGTATATAAAAAACTTATTATTGGGCGGGATATTGGCAATCAGTAGTTTTTCTTTTTGTTTGATTGCACGTTCATATTGCTCAATATCCCACCGCCACCTATCCATCGAATATTCTTTAAGTTTTGCCTGATATGCCCGTTTGGTTGCATCCGTATACATTTGTGTTCTCGTCGACCTTATACTGTGTGGGTTTTGATTACATTTGTATACTGTGTTGTGGTTGGCGTGTCAAGTGTTATGCTCTTGTGGCGGTAATGGCATATACCACGTTGCACAATAATTTTTATAGTATACATTTCCATAAGATTTATCACGATCTGGTTGAGCAAAGTCATAACCATATAATATATCACCTTCATAAAATGTTTTACCAAATGCATTGTCGTCACGATTTAGAATAAAACTATGAACTTTTGGTGTACGAAAATATACATTCATTGTAATTATTTTTGTATATTTTTTAGATGAAGTTGTGTCTATTCGCAGAGTTTGTTCAAATTTTTGTGTCATTCGTGGAATATTTGCAGTTGGTAACAAATTAACAGGTTTATTGTTAATATGTTCATAAAATTGTTTTCTGATATGTTCAACATATTCTTTTATATAATATGAAATATGTTTGTCATATTTGGTTCTGTCTAATTGCATCAGGTGTGTGATCCTTTATTTTTAATAAAATTGAATATTTGTAAAAAATTCTGCTTCTTTTATTAAATCAGCAATCTCACGGTCACTGTATTTGATACTGGGATTATAAAATTGTAGGATATTATCAGGTGTAGTGGCTAAACGTATATAACGTTGAGTAATATATTTAGTTCCACCAATATTATCCGTTAACATTTCTATGGTCATTCCAAGGTTTTTTGGTTTTTTAATATTAATAATGCGCAATGCCTTTTCACTATCGCGTATTGGCTTTGCATTATATGATTTTCCTACAGAACTATTGGTCAAGTATGTAATTTTATACCCTTTGGTATACATTAAATGTATGGTTGATACCACTATTGGATCAACTGTGTATTTATTTTTATTTTTATTAGACATAATATAACACCAATTCGCTTATTTCGTTTTTTGTTAAGGTGGATAGTTTTATCCATTCACTAAAAGTATATTGTACATCATTCACATACCAATATTTTGTTCCATCGGAATATTCAATGGCAGGACCATCAGTTCGATGAATTTTACCATCACAATACCAATATTTTGTTCCACTGGTATATTCAATAGCTGGCCCATCATCACGATGAATTTTTCCATTGCGACCCCATCTTTTTGATCCATCAGGATATTCAACTAAACCATTTTTATTAGCCATAATATAACACCAATTCACTTATTTCATTTTTTGTTAAGGTGGATAATTTTATCCATTCACTAAAAGTATATTGTACATCATTCGCATACCAATATTTGGTTCCATTGGGAGATTCAATAGCTGGACCATCAGTCCGATGCAGTTTGCCATCACAATACCAATATTTTTTTCCATTGGCATATTCAATAGCTGGACCATCAACCCGATGATATAGATCATTATGATACCAACGTTTTGATCCATCAGGATATTCAATTAATCCATTTCGGTTAGCCATAATATAACACCAATTCACATATTTCCGCTTTGGATAATTTGGATACTTTTATCCATTCACTAAAAGTATATACTACTCCATCAATCCACCATTCTCTTAACCCATCGGGATATTCAACGGCTGGACCATCTGTCCGATGATATAGGCCATTGTGATACCAAAATTTTGTTCCATCAGGATATTCAACGGCTGGACCATCATCACGATGACACCGACCATCACGATACCAACGTTTTGTTCCATATTTTGATACGATTAATCCATTTGTGTTAGCCATAATATAACACCAATTCGCTTATTTCGTTTTTTGTTAAGGTGGATAGTTTTATCCATTCACTAAAAGTATATTCTACACCATCAATATACCATTCGCATGATCCATCATAATATTCAACTGCTGGCCCATCAATTCGATGCTGTGTACCATTGTGATACCAAAATTTTGTTCCACTGGGATATTCAACGGCTGGACCATTATCACGATGATATAGACCATTGTGATACCAAACTTTTACCCCATTGGGATATTCAATTAATCCATTTAGGTTAGCCATAATATACTCACGATTGATAGATATTTACAAGAAATTGTGCTTCATACAAAAAGTCTTTTCCATCTTTATAGTTAGAAGCAATAATATCCGATGCAATATTATAGTATATATAAAAGGTGTTCGGCGGGGATATAACGGCAGATGTTGCCACACCAATATATCCACTGGAATATTTCTTATAGTTATCTTTTATTATTTGTGGGTCATTGGTTGTAGGTAGTAACGGTTTCCATTTATTATTATATATGCTAAAACTATATCCTTTTGCGGTTGTCAGATACACAATTGCTTTTAACAGTTTTTGAGTATTGTTTTTTGCCATATCACGGTATCTTTCATTTACCAAAAGTCAATATTATCCATAAATTCTGCTTCTAAATATAAGTCATAAAAATATTTTGAATATAATTTGTTAACATATCGTGTATCAATGCGTTCTTTATTTAACCTGACATCGTATTCTACTGCTGCATAAAGTATGGGTATATTTTGTTCAAATCCATCTACCAAACATTTAAAATATAATGTGCCGTATGATGAATTTACGATACTACTGTCAAAGTATGTATGTTCTGTGGCGTGATTATATTCACAGAAATAAACTTGCTTGTGCTTGTCGTTTAGTTCGACTATAGCGTTCTTATCATTTTTCAAAAACAAATATACCATTGATGATAATCTGCGATGAATAGGATTTAATGTATTATGGTTTGTGGTCATAATCATACCAGTCTATGTTATCAAAAAAATCAAATTCAGCATACATCTTAGAAATCTCTGGTTCCTCAGTGGCAATATAACAGAATGACTTATCTTTTCGCGCGTGATATTGAATAACTGAAATAATTTTAAATGGGGATGTACGACTGTATATCCGTACAATAGCATTACTTACAGTGCAAAATTCAGTATATATTTCAGTGATGGTAACAGTAGGTTCAAGATACCACATACTTCCAGTATGTGCTGCCATATCTTTGGTATCAACACTTACACGATATCCACCCCTAACTAATGCATATATAAATCGCTCACACTTTCTGTTCACATTCACGCTCATTAAAAACACTCAATATTTTGGAAAAACTTAAATTCAGCCGTAATGTCGGTTATTACTCTCATACTAAGGGTGTTAAGCTGCATTATTATATACATATTTAATGCATCAATATAATTGATTTCATATACATCAGTACCTATGCCCCCGTTACCATATCCTTTCAAAAACTGCTCATAATACCGGATATAAACTGAAACCTTTTTACCACAATAGTTAGCAAGAATATTGGTTATAGCATTGTGTGAACTTGGAAGCGTAATGTATTTACGGGAATAGTCGGCTTGCCTATAGGCCATATTGTGCTTTTCGCACAATTCCAATAGCTTGTATAATCCAGCCGATGATGTCAGTATACACCAAGGTTCATCGTATCCAGCGTGAATCCATCCGGTATTGCCCTTTTCTAAAAAAAGTTTGTCAGTTAGGCAAGTTTCAGGATCAAGATAAGTTTCTACATCATGTTCATACTGAACAGATGGAATATAAAATATTTGATGATCTGCGGTTACGAATTTTGTATACTGTGGTGTCATTATTTTAACCATATAATATTGTATCGTGCGCAATTGATCATAATATATGCATTACGATAAGTTGGCTTTAGTGAATGGTGCCACTGATAATGGCGTATTTTCAAGGTCATTTGTGCATCACTCCATACCGTTACATCATAACCAAACCGATGAAAAACTTTTCTTGCATATACTGTAAGCACGGTGTTTTTCTCCTGTAGCGCGATTAGTGTATTGCGCCTATGATGGTTTATATCACGGGTAACAAGGTGTGTCAATATGAAAAACACCGACGTTTTCAGTCGGTGTTTTATACTCTATTTTTTAGTCTGTATTTCTTGGATGGTGGCAGGCAATTTAACACAAGTAAAATGCACTTTTACTGATCCTCCACCAACTTGTTCAAGATATTCTGCCATAAAGCTTCCACCTTTATTGCAATTTTCTTCTTGTTCAGTGTCGGTTGTGCCTTTACCACTTGCCATTAATTGTGTTTTAATTATGTCGCCCGGAATGTATTTTGGTGTAGAATCATCTAATGTTGGTTTTAATGCAATCATTACCAAAATTAAAAACCAAGAAGTTGTTGAAACTGGTTCCATATTATGCAAACTCCTCTGTTTTTGCAAATCGGTTATATAGTTCGGCACGATATTTGCCATTCAGGCCGCGTAGTGTAGCAACCCATTGTTCAAATGAATATGGTTCACCCGTTGAGGTTTTCCATCCATTTTTCTCAAATATTTCACCGCGCTTCATATGGCGACGATGGTTTGCAGCATCCCGAATTTCTTTCCGGGTAATACCTTCTTCTGCTGTGTTGCATTGTCTTGGTTTTTTATTGATAAAATCTTCTACGCTTGCATTGCCTCTTGCATTATTACAACGATTGCAAGACATAGCAAGGTTTTCAGGATCATCAGACCCACCTAGTGAACGTGGTATAATGTGTTCAGTTGTTGCGCTGTTTGCAGCATCACGCAATGGTGTGGTATGGCACCCACACCAACAGCAACGCCAATTTTGTGCCTCTGCCAAGCGGCATCGTATATACACATTATGCGAAAGTTTTGCAAGTAATTGCGCATACAACGATGAAGGGCGTGATTTGGCTTTAGTGCGCCATCCGCTATCGCCTATTGGTAGCGGTTTGGTATTGATAACAGGTGGTAAGGTAATTTTCATTTGTTTTGCTCCTACATTAACGGAGATATTGCGGACCAGTCCAGCAAACAATATAATACTTGTCAAACAAATTTCCACGCGCTTTATTTTTTGCAGGTGTGGCAATTCCTGCAGGCAACAGGATGTCGCCAAACTTGAATTTCGGATCATTGTGAGTGATCACAATAAAAGAATGAATTGAATCTTTGGTGAATACCCGTGCATACTTTTTACCATATACAACGCGGACACCATCGGAAAATTCATTAAACATACGAACCCGATTTGCCGATTGGTTCAAATTTGCAGGTGCAGTTAGATTTTGATAATCTGCATATGACTTTACAATAGCGTCACGATATTCACACAGTTTAAGTTCCAAGTCAGCCATAGTTGCACGAACCATAACATTTTGATCCATTTTACACTCCATATGGATATTGTATCTTTTCTTATATTACCTACGCTTGTGGTGATATAAGAAAAAATGAGCAGTTTTTATGGTCATACTCAGGACCGTCTACTGTACATATATATTGTGTGTTTATCTAAATTTGCTTACTATCAACAACACTCTATCATTGTTGATTTCAGTCGATGCAGGCTCACCCTGCCGTGATTAATCGCCAAGTCATCGGATTTTCCTCATTTGGGTTTTGACTACTTTTAGGTGTCGTTTGACGAATACGACATATTTACGTCTTCTACTACGCATATAATTACTATTAAGGTGCGTTACAAGGGACCGTCACGAATTTTAGTCATTTGACTTTCCTCATTTGGGTTTCTTATCTTACACTGTATCTATGTGATTCTTAGGCGGTTGTCAACCCCAAAGATACACACCAGATGCAAACCAACACGCACATACTATCAACATTTTGTAATTCATAAATGTACGGCGGTTATATCTTGATCGGTTAAAATCACGGTTTATAATGGCGTCAAAGCAACAATGCAATAANNATTGCGGATGTGACGACGAATGCGATCCACGATACTACGATAGAAAAGGTCATTGCGTTTCCTTTCAGATGCCAGAATCATTTTCATAAAATTCTTCGGTAAGATGCTCAACGATTTCGGTATCCGTGTTTGTGAGGATACCATCACCTATCATACCACCAATAGATTCAGTATAATCAACAGTTTTGATAGCATACTCGCGTCCATCAATTTCAACGACAAGTTTCAAGATAACGCTGAGTGGGCTGGTGATTGTGGTCATTTTGTGCGTTCCTTTGGGCGTGTTTCCTTCTGAGACAAGGTATAAGCGAATCGTCTATAGAATGCAAGAACAAAATGCTATGAATTTACGTTATGAAGTTTTTTCGCAGATACCCCATTTTTGTTTGTTAGGTCTATTGACGTGGGGCGATTCTATGGGTATATGTATCTCACAGAGAAAGAAACACAGTCAAACACCACCCTGCAAACCTTCAAAGGATCAATACAATGGAAAATGAAATCATCGTGACCACTGAGGCTACCACCACTGAGGCTACCACCACCACTGAGGCTACCACCACCACTGATAAGGCGGTTGCTGCTGTTGAAAAAAAGGCAAAAGTTGTGAAATCTTCAAATGCTGCCAAGCGTGGCCGTCCTTCCAAGTTTTCTTCCAAATGGGGGATTGTGGAAGTTTTGCAAGATATCCGCGATGGTAAAGCGGTATCAAACTTTCTTGCTGCACAACTGATGGAAAAAGGGTATGTGGAAACCTTTGACATCAAGTCAGGCACCCGTGGCCGTCCTGCTAAGGGCTATCGCCTTACTGGCAAAGGAACAGGATATGTCAAAATGTCTGCACATTGGACCCGCCCTGTAGTTGAACCAGCTTCTGACACGCCTGAAACTACGGTTACTGAACAAACTGAAACCGAAATGGTTGCAGTCTGATACCAAAATCCACATAAAAATTGATAAAAAGGGGGGAGTAAAATCCCTCCTTTTTTGTTTTATACCTCTTTTGGTTATTTGATTTTTACAAAAAAAGTATAAATACTATCAAATAAATCCAAAGGAGTTAAACTATGGGAATTGATAATTTAAGATATCTAAGACGTTCCTGATCAGGCGGGCACTAATACTACATTATTGATGCCAAAATTACAAAACCGTTTTCGTGTAATATTTGGGTTCCCTAATGCTACAATTATTACAGGAAACGTAGTTAGTGCAACACGTCCTACCATATCGTTTGATCCAGTAATACTAGAAGTATACAATTCACGAGTACATATACCTGGAAAGCATACTTGGTCTACGGTTGATATTGTTATTAGAGATACAGTTGATAGTAGCACAGTTAAAGCAATTGATGCACAAATTTCTCGTCAAATTGATATGGCTACCCAAAGTGTAAAGCGTGCTGCATCTGCTTTTAAATTTACAACCAATATACAAGTATTAGATGGTTCTAATGGTGCGGCATCAGGTGGCGGTGTATCTGCACTAACTGGTGCAAGTTCTATATTAGATCAATGGGTATTACACGGTGCATATATAGAAAACGTTGCATATGGTAGTAATGATTATGCAACCAGCGATCCTATCCTAATAACAGTAACGTTAAAATACGATACTGCTCAACACTTTGCAAATGGCAATGAAACCGATGATGCATTGTCTACTGGATTCGTTCAAACAGACGAAATTAATTCAACTGGTGCGGGTGCAGCTATAGCCGAATAAGTTAATATAAATAGTTGACCATTAATAAAATGGTCAACTATTTTGGAAATAACGCAATGACAAGTGGATTAACATTTTTAAAGAATAAAGTAAGTGAAATCTATGGAAATTTAAATATTTCACCTACCGATCCAGTAATAACTGCACTTCCGCGATTTAAATTTAATTTTAAAATAGAAATGCAAATAGCAAATACTCAAACGGTATTTGAAAGAGTTAAAAGTGTGGTTTTACCAGACATTAACTTTGATACACAGATAGTTAATCAATATAATATACGCAGAGTAGTGCAAACCAGAATGAATTATGGAACTTGCTCTATCGTGTTTTATGATACACTTGACAATCATTTTCTTAATAAAGTAGCAATACCATATTCTAAAAATTATTATCATAATGGTTCAGGTCTTGAATTTTTACCAAATAGTGATTCTGCAAATACTACATCATATATTACACAGGGGTCAACTGGAATAAATGATTTTAATACTTCAGTTGGATATACACTTACTAATGGCACCACTACCAATAGATATTTAATTCCAAAAATTATTATACAAAAAGTAGGCCCAGATCGTGCAAATAGTGATGCCAATGCATTAAAGGCAAACGAATCATTTTATATACTAACTAATTGTATGATTACCTCAATATCTGGCGATACACTTGACTATAGTGATTCACAATTTATCCAACATAGTGTAACATTTCAACCAGAACGTGTCGAGATTACAGAAGATACAATCAATCGTTCTATTAGTTAAATGGCAAAATTTTATCAAGGGTATTATCAGCCAAAAAACCCACAGAAATATTTGGGTAATAAACAGATATATTTTCGCAGTTCTTGGGAACACGCAGTATGTGAATTTTTAGACAATAGTTCAAGTGTTATCGGTTGGGCAAGTGAAATGTATCGTATACCATATCGGCATCCATTTACCGGAAAAGTAACAACATATGTTCCAGATTTTTTTGTAGTATATCGTGATCGTGATGGTAATATATTAAAAGAATTAATAGAAGTTAAACCAAGTAAACAAATCTTAGAAAATGCCAAGAAAAAAAGTGATAAGATGATGGCAATCGTAAATCACGAAAAATGGAAAATGGCAGAACTTTGGTGTAAACAACACGATGTAAAGTTTAGAGTATTAACAGAACACGATATTTTTAGAAATCCAGGAAACAAAAAATGAAACAATTAGAAAACTTTTTTAATATAGATGATAACCAATCTGACGATGAAGATGATTTCGATTATGAAAAAACATTAACAGTTGACGACGACGATAAAATAAACATTGCTGATAGAAATAAAAATGAGGATATTACCTTATATGATTTCGCTGATTTAAATGAAGTTTTAAGTGAAGTTGATAAAATAGATCAAGCATTGGGTCCAGTAAAAGGTTTAGAAGTATTAGACAGCGAAATGGATGCACTTGCAANTCGTGCAATGGAAGTTTTTGAAATACTTGTTGGTATTGGACAAAATGTTGAAGATAAAAATATTGCACCNGTGTTTGATGCAGCATCTAAAATGTTAGGCGGTGCAATATCTGCACGTCAAAGTAAAATGGATCGTAAATTAAAAGCAATTCAACTACAATTACAAAAAGCAAGATTAGATCAAGATCAACAAAAATTTGATTGGAAGGTTAATGAAAAGCGCAATAATGGTGATGCTGCAAGACCGATTGACGGATCATCAGAACGCATATCAATATCACGCACTGAATTATTGAGGCAAATCCTCAGTGAAAAAGATAAATAGTCTAAAAGAGGATTATATCAATGAAAAGATTACATCATTACCTTATGGAATCACAAAAAACTTACGAGTTTCGTATTAAAACTATAGTAGAATTGTCAGATGAACAGTTAGATAAAATGGAAACCCATTTGAGAAAATACGAAGCATATGATATTGAAACTCCAAAAAGAACAATATTGCAAAGTGCCCCATTAGATTTTTACAATCGTGGTGGGTGTGAAGTTTACATTATCGACTTTAAAACAAAACTACCAATGAGTCCAACTGTATTGATAAACGAATTGGTATCAAAGTTAGGCATAAGTGAAGGCGATATTCGTATTAGAAATCGTGAAGAACCCGGTGAAATATTAGATACTAAACATCGTGAAGAAAACACCGAAGGTTATACTGAACCAAAGAAAAAAGCATTACTATTAGACCCAAACTATAGTGAAGTAAAAAATCCAAAAGCAGATGACTATCACGGTGAAAAACATAAAACTAAATTTATGCGTGAATTAGAACGTGCCAGAAAACCATTAACCACTGAATACAAGCTAAAGAAATAATAACAGGAGAATAGTTATGAATATTGATTCGATAGACGACTTAAAAAAATTAGCAGGATTGATCAATATGACTCCTGTTACAGTACAAACATCAACCACTGATACCGCAGAAACATCTTGTGGTTGTGGTGATACCGCAGAACCAGTTGATAGCCGTGAACAAATGCGTAAGTATATGGATGCTATGCCCGTTGAAAACAGTAAAATGACCGAAGAAGAATTAGAAGAATGGGCAAATAGCACAGAACATTTTGACGGTGAACCTCGTATAATGGATCAACCAAAAGGCGAAATAGTTGATAC